ACTCTACTGTAATTATTTGAGCTAACGCCTATTTTAAAATGCATATCATTATTGAAAGGCAATATGTACAAGTAGTTATGTGGCTTTAAGTCTGCGTTTGTCAGTGGGGTGATCATTCTGTCGGCTCCTCCGCAGAAGGTAAGGGTTTGCCGTCAGCTATTTGCTGTATTAGATCAATAAACGCTTGGTCGTATTCACAAGCATCCTCCTCCATTGCATCAAGCAGGTCTTGTGCGGCGTTCCTTATGTCAGCGTTAGGGAGTGTCATGGTTCTGGCCTCGACAGTAATGACTTTTGTTTCAGTGATGCGGCTCCTAGCATGATAGCCAGGTAACGCTGTGGGTTGCTCTGTTGCCAGTTAATAACAGTTCTAGGGGCAACATCGACTAGCTCGCAGGCTTCTTGCAAAGACTTAAAGCCTAACTGTTTTGCAAATTCAGAGGGTTTCATCGGATTCCTCATTTGTAACTACGCAATCGTCAGGTACGCTCAACCACTCTACATGCCCACTTTTAGTCAGGTCTGAAGATATTTCGATTTCATCCCCGTCACCGCTATTGAGTTTATCTTCAAGCTCTGAAGCCCAGGCGCCAAGCATCTCTTGTGAGCGTTTAGATTCAATAAGGTCTGCGTCTAGCCAGCCATCAAACGCTGTTGTTTTGCAGACAGTCAACAAACGCTCTGCGATGTGGGCAATGCCTTGGGTGGTTATTTTATAATTATTCATTTTTATTCTCCTTAGATGCCCCTGGTGGGGCGTTTGATTAGATATAAACAATAACTGAGTTGCAGCCTGTATTCGTATCGTAACCGTCAGCCTTGTATTTGTCCGCTATCTCTTTGGCTTGTTCTTTGCTAAGTGGCGGTGGATTACGAGATTCTTCAATCGAATTCACGCCATATTGATGCCAAATTCTTTCCGTTGGTAATTTATAACTAACTTCGTATGTCATGTTCATATTGTCTCTCCGCGTTGTGAAGTTATATTATAACAGTAACTATTACACTAATACAACTATATTACAGTAAATAAGGTAATAAACTGCATTTCGGACAAAGATTGCGAAAGTTTGTCCGTTACATCTGATGTAAGCATAGGTATAGCCAACAACCAAAAAAATGAAGTCTCGCTTTACCTTGCGGACAAAGATTACGAAAGTTTGTCCGTGTAATAAAGGTTGTTTTGTGGTAATAAAATATAACCACATAGTGTTGTGTTACCTGCCACAATGTGGTTAAATATTACCAAGATAGGGTTTTTGACTCTCTTAGTTATCTATTTACCTCCTTCTTTGGCTGCTTTTGCGGCCTTTTTTTTCTGTCTTCGGTAGCTGTTTAAGTATCCCCGAAGTGGTGTTGACCTATGGCTAGACCTACCGTGATGACGCCTGACGTTGTCTCTAAACTAGAACATGCTTTTAGCATGGGATGTACTGACCTCGAAGCCTGTATGTATGCGGGTATTAGCAAGGCTGCGTTCTATAAATTTCAGGAAGATAACGCGGCGTTTAAAGACCAAAAAGAGGTGCTTAAAAGTAATCCGTTTATGCTTGCTAGAACCGTATTAGTAGAAGCTTTGCGGGATGGCGATGTCAACACAGCACATAAGATGATTGATCGTAAGGAGGGCAGTAAAGTTGCTCTAGATCATGTATCAAGTGATGGCAGTATGACGCCGACGATTGTGCAGTTAATTCCTTATACGCCAGATGACGATGCTTACAGCGAACATTAATCTGCCAGGCAAGCTGGTCCCAGTATTCTCTGGTGATGCGCGCTACCGGGGAGCCTTTGGTGGTCGAGGGTCTGGTAAGACAAGAACCTTTGCGCTGATGACTGCAGTAAAGGGTTATCAATGGGGAATGAGTGGTCAGTCAGGGCAGATACTTTGCGCTAGGGAGCATCTGAACTCTCTCGATGAAAGCTCATTAGAGGAGATTAAAAGCGCCATTCGTGGTGTTGACTGGTTAGCGAATTATTACGATGTGGGCGAGAAGTATATTCGTTCAAAAGATGGGCGCATTAGTTATGTGTTCGCCGGGTTAAGGCGCAACCTAGACAGCATTAAGTCTAAAGCCAGAATCATTATAGCCTGGGTGGATGAGGCCGAGCCTGTATCGGAAGAGGCGTGGCGTAAGCTTATCCCTACAGTGCGAGAAGATAACTCTGAGATATGGGTAACGTGGAATCCAGAGGCCGCACGATCATCTACAAACAAACGGTTCAGAGATGCACCGCCTGATGACTCTAAGATAGTAGAGCTGAACTGGCGTGATAACCCGTGGTTTCCAAGCGTCTTAGAGAATGAACGACTAGCGGATAAGAAACTACGTCCTGATGTTTACGACCATGTCTGGGAAGGAAGCTTCCTGCAGGCCCATGAGGGTGCGTACTACTCGCATCTCATTGAGGATGCACGACGAGAAGGGCGTTTAGGGAATGTCCACGCTGACCCTTTGATGGACACTAGGGCTTACTTTGATATTGGTGGGACCGGGGCGAAGTCTGATGCAACAAGCATATGGACAGTTCAGTTTTACAAGTCAGAGATTAGAGTGCTGGGGTACTACGAGGCGCAGGGTCAGCCGTTGGCGACACACGTTGCCTGGTTACGCGATCAACCACAGAACATAAAGACTGTTGTGCTTCCGCATGACGGTAGAACACACGACAAAGTCTATTCGGTTAGCTACGAGTCAGCGTTGAGAGATGCTGGCTTTAACGTGGTGGTGGTGCCTAATCAGGGCGCAGGCGCTGCAGGGCATCGAGTAGAGGCCACCAGACGAGTATTAGGATCGGTACACTTTAATGAGCCAGCGTGTACGGCAGGCATTGAAGCCTTGTGCTGGTATCACGAGAAACGCGATGAGAATCGAGGTGTTGGGCTAGGGCCTAATCACGATTGGAGTTCTCACGCAGCGGATAGCTTTGGAATGATGGCGGTGGTGTATGAGCCGCCCAATACATCATGGGGCAAGCCGTTAAGAGTTAATTTGAAGGGTATTGTATGAGCAATAGGATTAAGGGAATTATTGACGCTGTCTCTGACCTTGCTATGGATTACTCTTCGCGGATGGCTAGGGCTAACGATATTGATTTTGATACAAGAGCCCCAAAGTACCACGGAACAAACAACCTAGAGGGTTTTGATCAGTTTGACCCTTTGTTGACAGGTAAGGGCTCGGATCAATACGGACCAGGCTTTTATTTATCAACCTCACCACAGCAGGCCAGTGGCTATGCTGATGGCTTGTTTAAAGGTAGAGGTCTTCCGGTATCAGACTCTCCGGGCGTTTTACCCCTGTATACGCGATCAAACAATCTAATGGAGGTTGATGGTAAGTCAGCTAATCATTTGGGTGAGGTGCTAGACCTTCGGGAAGATCAAGTAAGGGGGATGCTAGACCAATCTAGTGCGTTAAAGCGATCTGTTGATCACGATGATATGAATCCATTAGGCGATTATTACGAATCGTTTTGGAGTGGTGGTGCAGATGATTGGATGCTTGATGACCTTGCTTCACAGTACGCAGGGCGAAACCCGGAGGAGCTAACCGATTTATTTGCCGATAATGGAGAGTTTTTAGGTGCGTTAAGTGATGCCACCGGCTTTGATGGCCTTAACGTCAAGTTTGGTAATGATTTAGCAAATGAAGTCCACTGGAGACCGGAGAACATACGTTCAACCAGCGCCCAGTTCGATCCATCAAAGAAAGATTCGTCCAACTTATTAGCAAGCGCCACTGGATTAGGTTTATTGGGCGGCTCCATGTTTGCCTCAGAAGATGCTGATGCTGGAATACTTAGTCGAATAAAAGCGTTTCATGGGTCGCCACATGACTTTGATCGGTTTTCATCCGACAACATTGGAACAGGTGAGGGCGCACAGGCATACGGTCACGGTTTGTATTTCGCGGAGCGTGAAGGTACGGCCACAACCTATAAGAAAAGCACCAACTACTCCGATAAGAAACGTCAATTCCAACGGGAGTTACCTGACGACGCAGACGCGGCCGATGTCATGGATATGTCGCGATCAGGAGCTTTTTCCCCGGAAATGACGGAGCTTGTGGACGCATTAAATGACGATGATTGGTTAGGCTTTGACCACCCATCGCAAGCGATATCAGCGGCCTTATCTAAAAATATTACAGACTATGACCCATCGCCAAGATTGATAAAAGCGACTAACAGCGGTCATATGTATGAGGTAGACATTAATGCCTCGACTGATGATCTTCTTGATTATGACTTACCTTTAAAAGATCAGCCTGAGAAAATACAAAATGCTTTTAAAGATATTTGGAGAGACAGGCTGACGGATGACCCGATTTTAAAAGAGATTTACAAGACCGCTGACGATGTAGATTTTAATACGATGGGGTTGTTTGATCAATCCCAAGGATCACAAGCCTATAGAGAGTTTGCTAATAAATTAGGCGGTGAGGCGTCACTATCTAAGCTGCTTAATGATAAAGGCGTTAAAGGCATTAAGTACGCAGATGCTCAAACCCGATTCTCGCCTAAAGGTAGAACAAACAACTTCGTCGTGTTCGATGACAAGACCATTGAGATTGCCAAGAAGTATGGTGTGACCATGCCCGTTGCTGGAGCGATACTAGCGGGAACGATAACCCCCGAACAAGCACAAGCGTCCACCAAGCCAGAAGGTAATGGCTTGTTAGATTCAATAGGCGATACAGCGTTAGAAACCATGTCGGGTGTTAACCGGGCAGTAGCTGATGGGGTTAACTTCTTAACCTCTGATCAGATTAATGCGGTCTTAAACCTATCGGGTAGCGAAAAGCGCATCCCTGATTTATACGATATACCCGGTGTAAAAAGCGGCACGAAAGGCAACTACATGGAGCCAGGTCTGCTACGTCAAATTGTCCGTCAAGGCAGTGAATTTCTAAGCCCCATCTAAGGTAACCCAATGGCTATATCTACTTACAGCGAGCTTAAAACAAGCATTGCTGACTACCTCAATCGCTCTGATTTAACGTCAGTTATCCCTACGTTTATCTCATTAGCCGAATCACAGATCAACCGTGATGTTAGGCATTGGCAGATGGAGAACAAGGCAACGACTACGTTTGACGCACAGTACGCCACAAGGCCGTCTGATTGGGTTGAGACTATCCGTATGCATCTAACGAGTGGCACGACCACAGCAATGTCTAGGGTGTCGCAGCAGGCAATTGCAGAGAAGCGAATGTCTAGCGCAAACACGGCAGGAACGCCGCTATTCTTTACGCATTCAGAGTCCCAGTTTGAACTGTTCCCCACACCGGATGCATCGTATGGCGCAGAGATTCTGTATTACCAGAAGGTGCCTGAACTGTCTGATAGCGCCACAACTAACTGGCTGTTAACGACAGCACCTGATGTTTACTTATATGGGGCATTGATTCATTCAGCGCCTTATTTGGCGGAAGACACGAGAACGGCAATATTCGCTCAGATGTACGGGGCGGCGGTTAATCAATTAACGCTACAGAGCGAAACGAGCAAGAACTCTGGGGCTGGACTTAAATTAAAGATACGGGGATTAGGATGAGCTTTACCAACTTTTTAGAGACAGAAATACTGGATCATGTGTTCGGCGGCAATGCTTACACAGCGCCAAGTAACTTATACCTTGGACTGTACACTGCAGCGCCTAGTGACACAGGTGGTGGTACTGAGCTATCTGGTAGCGGTTATGCGCGCTTGGCAATGGCGATGAGTGTGTCAGGTAATCTAGCGACCAATAGTGCTGCTGAAGAGTTTGCAACGGCTACCGGGTCATGGGGGACAGTCAGTCACGTTGGCGTATTTGATGCGGCGACCAGCGGCAACCTTATGGCGTATGGCACGTTATCCGCAAGCAAGGCTGTTGCGACTGGTGATGTGTTTAGAATCCCTGCAGGCGATCTCGATATTACGCTGACTTAATATGTTATACGGTCGGTTTAAATATGGTCAGGCTGCGTATTCAACGGCTGACTTGGAAGAGGGCGCGTCCACTATTGCGGCAGCGTCTGCAGTCTCTGCTAGTGGCCTGGTGGTTAAAGATGGCGTAAGTGCCATTGCATCAGCGTCAAGTGTTAGCTCAACAGGCACGTTAGTCCGACAAGGCGCATCAGCAATACCAGGCGCATCGAGCGTGTCAGTCTCTGGCGTTTCAATATTGGCCGGGGCCACAACAATTGCATCAGCATCTAGCGTGGTGGCGGCAGGTCTTAAAGTTAAAGACGGAGCCTCTACCATAGTTGGCGTATCGGCTGTAACGGCTGCAGGCGTCATGGTGGTGTCTGGTGCTGCTTTACTGTCTGCACAAAGCCAGCTTACCCCGGTAGGATTTATCACGGCGTCTGGTTTAGTCGTAATGGGTCCGTTCTCAACAGTTTCTGTTAGCGGCTCGATCCTTTGGATTGATAACGCGGTAGACGATAACACTTGGTCAGATATTAACCTGACAACAAATACTTGGACCGATGCGTCCAGCAACGATAATTTATGGGAGGCCGCTTAAATGGCTGATACAACGACTACAACATATTCATTAGTTAAGCCTGAAGTTGGCGCGTCCGAAGACTCTTGGGGAACCAAGATCAACACCAACCTGGACAATATTGATAATTTGCTAGACGGCACAACAGCGGTCACTGGCATGGACCTTAACACCCCTGATATTGATGGCGGCACAGTGGACGGCATAACGTCACTAAGCACAAGCACATCAGGCACAAGCAACTTCATTGCAGGTGTCAACGCAGGTAACAGCATTACTAGCGGTGGTAATTATAATACTGTCGTGGGTGATGAGGCAGGTACTGCGATTACTACGGGTGATTATAATGTTGCTTTGGGCATGGACACGGGGAAGTCTCTAACCACGGGGGTTCAAAATGTTCTAGTGGGTAACAAAGCAGGTGATGCACTAACTGAGGCTGATTATAACACCTCCGTAGGTCGAAGCTCTTTAACCTCTGATACGAAAGGGAGCAAAACAACCGCTATTGGTTGGGGTACTTTAAACACCCAAAACTTCACCAGTGCAACGGATAGTTATAACACCGCTGTTGGTTATAACTCAGGAGCCTTAGTAACCACAGGCACTCAAAACACCTTTATAGGGGGCAATTCAGGGGACGCCAACACTACTGCATCTAACAACACAGCAGTTGGTTATGCTTCTTTAGGCACAAACACCACAGGAGCCTCTAACGTAGCCATAGGTTACTTAGCCTTAGACGCAAACACTACAGCTTCTTACGGCACAGCAGTAGGCCACCAAGCCTTATCTGCTAACACTACAGGCACACAAAACACAGCAGTTGGAGCCGCCGCATTACAAGCCGCTACGACAGCCGCCTCTAATACGGCGGTGGGTTATACAGCTTTATCAGCGGCTACTACGGGTGCTAGTAATACTGCTATGGGTGCAGGTGCATTAACCGCAAACACCACAGGCTCTGATAACATAGCCCTTGGTGTTAATGCTTTATTAGCAAACACCACAGGCACAAATAATACTGCTCTAGGTTCTTATAGTTTAGCAACCAATATTACATCCATAGACAATACAGCCGTTGGAGACTATGCTCTTCATTCAAACACTGCCGCTAATAACACAGGTATAGGTTCAAGTGCTTTATTAACTAACAGCTCAGGAGCTAACAATACTGCTGTTGGCATGGACGCTTTAGCCTCAAACACAACAGCATCTAACAACACTGCGGTTGGTCAGGAATCTTTAGTCGCAAACACCACAGGTGCTAACAACGTGGCTGTGGGTAAAGACAGTTTAGACAGTAATACAACTGGGTCTAATAACGTAGCTGTTGGACTGGATGCTTTACAGGCAAATACAACAAGCAGTAACAACACTGCTGTTGGTACTCAAGCACTTATAAATAATACAGCAGCTAACAACACAGCAGTTGGAAATGATGCTTTAGCCGCAAACACCACAGGAGCAACAAATGTGGCTGTTGGCCATAACGCAGGAAAAGCTATAACAACTGGGCCTAATAATACCATTATAGGAAGTGCTACAGCGGCTAGTCTGACAACAGGAGTAGGCAACGCTATTGTTGGGCACGCAAATAATGTAAGTAGTGCGACAGGCAACTATGCAATGGCTTTAGGTTACAACTTAACTTGTGCGGCAGGATATACAACTCTAGGCAGTGGCGCTGCTGACATCAGAGCCTCACACGGGACTGCAACATGGGCAGCAGTATCTGACCAACGCTACAAGAAAGACATCGTAGACTCTACAGCAGGTCTTAGCTTTATCAATGCTCTACGGCCACGGACTTGGAACTACAAGACCCTTGGTGAACTGCCAGAAACTTTTAGCGCCTATGAAGCTGACTCCACCGAAGTATTTAAGAACACTCAAACTAACCACGGC